TCCTTCACTATTTATGTATTTATCTGTTGTGAATATATCTTTAGGCAAAGTAAACCAATAATCTATAAATTTATTTAAATATAATGATGAGTTGATATTTCCATATCTTATTTTTATTGATTCTTCAAATTGTTGCTTATTCATAACTAGTAAAAAATAAAAACCATCAACATTAAATATATGTTTTATTAATTCTAAAAGATTTAATGAAAAATCAGGTCTTGCTCTATCTAACTCATCAATAATAAACAACGTTTTATTATTTGTTTTTTCATGTATAGACCTTAATATGGCTCTAAAATTTTCTATTTTATCCTCTTCTTCTTGTGAGTTTTTTATTTTATCTTCAATGTAACTTTCCCAAGGGGCATTTGTGGCATCAACAATTGATTCCTTAATTTTATCTATATCATCACTGTCGATTAATTTAGAGGTTAATATATTGATTATACTTTTAGGAACTTGTTTTGAAATGCTTAAAGCAACACTTTTACCTGTTTGGAATACTTTCTCTTTTATAGATTTTTCATCATGTTCTATACTATTGTATACACATGATATCATTGGTAATAATGGGTCTTTTTGGTAATCATTTTTAAAAGAGTCAAAGTAAATAACATTAATATTATTTTCTGATAGTTCTAATTCTGCTTTTAGCATTTTTACAAAAGAGGTTTTACCATTTCCCCATTTATCATTTAATGCAAGAACTAAGTTACTATCTTCAGAATGGTTTACGACATTAATAATTTTTTCATATAAAGCTTTCCTATTAAAAATATCATTTTCGCTTGTAAATCCTTGAGAAAAATCAGGTTCTTCTGGGGACAATCTCATAACAACTCCTTAAATACGTTTAATATGAAATCTATTTAGATAGTTACTATTGCATGGTAAGCAATTCTGAATAAATTTGCATGATATTGAATCTATTGTGCCGTTATTTTTTATATACACTAATGCCATTGTTAGGCGCTATGATGAGAATTTGCATCTGCATAAAAACCGACACATTTAGTGCGCGGGCGTGGCGGGGTCACGATTGCGTTTTGAGGGGGTTGAAAACATTATTCCTCGCAAATTTCCGGCGCGTAGAGCGATTAAAACAAGAAAAAGTTACCTAGATATCAAATAAATTACGTGCGCTTAAAATGGATTGTAGGCGCATTTAATACGGGTTTGAGAGGGTGAAAATTAGGCGGATTCGCCTTATCAAGGGGTAAAGGGTATAATAGAATCGGGTCACTATTATTATTAGTCAGACCGATACTTATACCTTACAGGTAAAAAAATACCGCCAGTGTCGGCGGTATTGTTCTTTGTGCGGTGAGGTTACTTATCATCTAGTGTGTACTTATCAAACTTAATCACTTCTTCACCTAGCCAATCATTAATCTGTAACATTTTACTTTGTAGCGGTGACAACTCATTACGAAAGAAAACCCTTGCTGCTTTTTCAACATCACCAAAGCCACCGGTATTCTGTGGAATGATCCCCATCATTTGAGGCGGTACGCGGTGTGCGGCTAACATATCGTCACGGCTGACATTCTTAATATTAAGAAATTCATCTTTTGCCGCAATCTCACTTAATGGAATAACTTGCACACCGTCTTTTTTGCCGTTCGGCGCGTGGATAAACAGGTTGCGGAAATTGCCGGGGCCTTTTGAGTTTTGCATTGCGTTACGAATTTTATCAATATCACTTTGGTTTTGTGATGCATCACTGACGTATAAAATAAATCCGGCATGGCTACCATTGCGATAATACTTAACACGGAATAGGGTAGCGGCTTCATTCAGTAGCACTGACATTGTAGAGGCCAGATATTCTGGTAATCCGTATAGTTCCTGATTTAAATCGGGTTCGTATAACTGAAACACACTACCGGGTTTAAACTCATAAGGCTGTGAGTCATAGCCATAACGCACAAACCAATAACTATCATTGGCAACACCACGGCGGGTATATTTGGCAAGGGAGGGTGTGAGTTTTAATAAATTACCCACCATATTATTACGCCGTTCAAGATAGGCATTGCCAAAGGTTAAGAAGTCGAGCGCAAACCGGCTAAAGTCTAACTTAGAGAGAAAACGGTTAGGCTGAAATGTGCTGACTAAAATATTACGTTTGACATAAATCGCACTGCTATGATGAGTCGCCGCACGAAACAGTTTTGATAACCCATCAAAGCTAATCGGTGGCTCATACCAATTATCAATTTGCGCACACTCCAGATAATCAAAAATTTCTCGTTTATCTAACACCGGAACGGGATCACCAAAGGTAAAGGCTTCCATACCGTTATTGGCGGTTGCCGTTTGTTGTGCTTTAAAACTTTTTTTATTTTTACGGCTCATCAATAAATCTCCACAATGTTATTACTGTTCTCGGTGGTGCCAGTTAACGGTTCGTTGAAAAGGGCGTGCATCGTTGCCCATGCAAGGTCAGCATGTCCGCTTTCTTCGCTGCGAGAGGCTTCATAAGTAGGGCGGTTACCGCTTCCGGTGGTCGTACGGCGAATGGAAGTAAAAGATTGAATGATATCAACGCACTGTGCATCGAACTCTAAACGTCCGTGACTAATCACGTCATAGGCTTTAATGACTAAGGCATTTTTGACATTCGGGTTATAAATAAACTCACGCGCAGCAGGAAAAAACTGAATGACATTCTGATAAACCCCATGCCCTAAGCCGGTGGTATCAATGCCCATATATTCCACATAGAAACGTTCGGTGATTTTTTTAATGGCGTCAGCTTGTGCGCGAAAATCCATACCACGCCATTGATGGCGTTCTAATATGCGGAATTTTCCTCCGGGTACTTTCGGCGGCGCGATAACCACACAACCAGCACTATCACCATTTTCACCGCCTTTGCTGGGGTCGTAACCTACCCAAACCGGATCATAACCATAAGGGCGCAGCGCTAACGGTTGAATGTCGTCCCACACCTCCCAACTGTCCACCATGCAGTTTTGCATCATGTTAAAGTTGAATAGGGATTCGATATCATCCATAAAGTGACACATTAATAGGTTGTTATATTCGTCCGGGCTATACTCTTTTTTGAGTTGCTCTAAATCGAATAAATCACAACCGCCTCGTAGTGCATCTTCAATATTGACGATTTGTCGCCATTGCCCATCTTCACATAAACGTCCATTGACTAAGGCTTCATGTGAGATATCAATATCAACTCTGTCTTCTTTTTTGCGCCCGCGGTTATATAACTTGCCTGACCAAAACGGATAGGCCTCATGGCTCATGGTTGACGGTGTTGAAAAGTAAGTTTGTCGCCACTGTTTTTGTATGGCCACACCCGAAGTGACTCTGCGTAACTCCTGAAATTTCGGGATCCAAAAGGTTTCATCCAGATATAAATTACCGTGATAACTTTGTGCCGTGCGGGCATTAGTGCCAAGGAAATAGAGCGTTGCACCGTTGCTTAACATCAATGGGTCGCCTTTTAATTCAACATCAACCTCTAATGCCATTTTGATAATGTATTCACGGAACATATAGGCTTGCGCTTTACTGGCGGATAAGAAAACTTGATTACGTCCGGTGGTCAGGGCATCAATAAAGGCTTCTCGCGCAAAGTAAAATGTTGCGCCGATTTGACGGGATTTTAAAATATTACGAATGCGGTGATGACCGGCGCGATACCACACCTTTTGATATTCAAATAACGTATTGCGAAACTCATTCTCTAACTTCTCAATTTGTTCTTCTGAAAAGAAGTTTTTCTCTGGTTGACGGCGTTCGCCTTTGTTGCGGTTGGCAATCTTAGGATTAAGGTCCGTTTCATTACCGCCGTTTTGATATTTTCTGATCCGCGCCATGCGTTCAAGTTGACGCCCTAACAAGTCGATTTCTTTAAAATCTTTGCCTTCTTTGCTCTCTTTTAAAATTAGATTGCAATAACGTGCCTCAACGGTTAGCTCTGCGCGTTCGGTAGGGCTGATTTCATCCCAATTATCGCGGCGTTTCCAACTGTGAATCGTGGACGCCTTTTCGCCTAGCGATTCCGCTATGCGAGCAATGCGGTAACCGGCAAAATACAGGTGCATTGCTTTTTTTCGGTTATCAAATGTTTCTGTAATAGTCATTGCACAATCACGATTTCTTGCTTAAGTTACGGCTAGTCTATTGACCGCTGATCACCTATTCGCTTTATTCCCGTTGTGCCATATCTCAGACAAACCCTATCCATTGTTTAACGCCCCTTTTAACCGACAACATACAAACCAACGAATAAACGGATGCAGTCTGGAGTAGTGCATGTCGAAGAAATCAAAACCGGTTCGTCTTTGTGTTGAAGGGGCGACAACGGACGGGCGTCGAGTTGATCGCGAATGGTTAACCCAAATCGCGAAAAACTTTGATCCCACGGTTTATGGTGCGCGAGTCAATATCGATCACTATAACTATTCATGGGCACCACGCTTTGGTGATGTGGAGTCGGTGTATACCGAGGAAATTAAAGAAGGGGCACTGGCGGGTAAGTTGGCACTGTATGGTGTGATCAATCCGACGCCTGATTTAATTGAACTCAATAAAAAACGTCAAAAAGTCTATACCTCTGTTGAAATTGACCCGAGTTTTTCAGATACCGGCGAAGCGTATTTAGTCGGGCTGGCGGTTACCGATAACCCCGCGAGTTTAGGCACTGAAATGCTGCAATTTAGTGCTAATGCACAAAGTAGCCCGCTTTCAGAGCGCAAACAAAGCAAAGATAACGTTTTTACTGCTGCAGAAGAAAATCACTTTGAATTTATTGATGAAAACCCGCAGAGCGAGAAGCCGGGGCTTTTTAGCATTATTAAAGAGATGTTTTCTAAAAAACAACACAGTGATGATGCGCGATTTACCGATGTGCATCAGGCGGTGGAGCTGTGCGCCCAAGAAGTACAAACCCTTTCTGCAGAAATTACCGCATTAAAAAACGCCGACCAAAGCGAAGCGGTAAAAGCGCTCACGCAACAACTCACGGAATTAAAAACCCAATTTGAAAATACAGACGCCTCGTTCTCACATCGTCCGCCGGCCACGGGTGGCGAAAATAACGGCGAAGTGCTGACGGATTGCTAAGGTAGTGAACAAACCATGAAAAAAGAAACTCGTTTTAAATTTAATGCTTATATGACGCAACTCGGTAAAATTTACGGTGTTAGCGCCCAAGAGTTTAGCGATACCAAAGTACCGATTGAACCGTCTGCTGCTCAAAAATTAGAAACTACGATCCAGCAATCGGCGGAGTTTTTAACGCACATTAATATCGTGCCGGTTGATGAGCAAGTCGGTGAAGCCATTGGTTTAGGTATCGGTTCGACTATTGCGGGAACCACTGACACAACAGCAAAAGACCGTGAAACAAGCGATCCGATTAAGCTGACAAAGAACAGCTACCTTTGCCAGAAAACCAATTACGACACCCATCTTGATTACGCAAAAATTGATATGTGGGCGAAGTTTACCGACTTTCAAACCCGTATCCGTGATGCAATCATCCGCCGTCAGGCATTAGACCGCATTATGATTGGTTTTAATGGTACGCACCGCGCCGATAACTCTGATCGTAAAAAATATCCCTTACTGCAAGATGTGAATTCAGGTTGGTTACAAAAAGTCCGTGAGCGTGCGCCTGAACATGTGATGGGCAGTATTACGCAAGACGGTACAACGACAGCCAAACCGGTTTATGTTGGTAAAGGGCGCGCGTATCAAAATTTCGATGCGTTAGTCCAAGACACCATTGATAAGGCAATTGATCCAGAATATCAGGACGATACCGGTCTTGTTGTGATTTGTGGGCGTAAATTGTTAGCAGATAAATACTTCCCACTGGTCAATAAAGACCAAAACAACAGCGAAAAGTTAGCTGCCGATACCATTATCAGTCAGAAACGTATTGGCGGTTTACCGGCTGTACGTGCGCCATTTTTCCCTGAAAATGCCTTTTTTATTACTCGTCTTGATAACTTGTCGATTTATTTTCTTGCGGATTCTCGTCGTCGCCAAGTGCTTGATAATGCAAAACGCGATCGCATTGAAAACTACGAGTCAGTCAATGAAGATTTTGTGGTTGAAGATTTCCGCGGTGTGGCATTGGTTGAAAATATCGTTTGCGAAGATGCCGAAGAAACACCACCCGAAACCACTGACGTTATTGCGCCTGAAAATAACACCGGTACAGACAACAGCGCAGTAACAGAAGAAGCACCGGCTGAAAATAAAAAGGCGAAATAATGTTATCTCCGTGGGAAAAACACCGCATGAGCCTAAGCGCGCAACAGTCCACCCAATTGGGTGGGCATGTGAGTCGCAACACAAAAGGCTATCACATGATGCTGTTACGTCTTGCGACAGATAAAAAAGAGCTAAAACATTTTCAGTCACGCGAGCGCAAAGAGGCTTATAAACGCAAGATATTAGCCAATTATCAACCGTGGGTTGATGGGGCATTGTCCGGTGGTAGCGGTGTGCAAGATGATGTCTTAATGACGATTTTGCTGTGGAAAATTGATGCGGGGGATTATGAGGGGGCGTTAGATATTGCCGTTTACGCATTAGCTAACCGTTTAGTGATCCCCGGTGTTAACCGCACCACGGGCACCGTGATTGCCGAAGAAATCGCCGATTCTGCCATGCGAGCGTATGCCGTGAAATCACCGGTTTCATTGGCAACATTAGAGCGTACACGTGCTTTGACCGATGATGAAGATATGCCTGATGAAGTGAGGGCAAAACTCTACAAAATCTTAGGGTTAGTGCTACGCGATAATAATCGCCCACAAGAAAGCTACTGCGTATTAAGTCGAGCCTTAGAGTTAAACATGAATATCGGTGTGAAAACCGAATTAAAACAACTCGATAAAGTGCTTAAAGCCCAGCGTGACGCTGAAAAAGCATAGTGACACCACGTCAGGGCGGCACGGAAAAAGCAACTCGCTTTCTTTCGTCCACCGCCCACCTATTTTAAGGTTTTCTTATGGATTATGTTTCTGCTAACCCTGTGCCACAAAAAGACGAAACCATTAAAAATAATGGCTTTTTTCCTGATATTCAAACGCGTGATTTTCAATTGCAAACTCGCGTCGATGGCACAGTGACACCGGAACGACTGAAAAGCACGTTACTGAACGCCATGATTGAAGTAAATCGCGAGTTGTATCAGTGGCGCATTGGTCAATCTGCGAAAACATTAAAAGATGTGCCCGCTGAACAGATTAACGGTGAAAGTGAACTGATGATTTTATATCAGCGTGCGGTGTTCTGTTTTGCAAAAGCCAGTTTAATCGAACGTTATCGTGATATTGATACTACCGCACAAGGTAATAAAAAAGCCGATACCATGACACCGGTGATTGATGAAGTGTGGCGTGATGGTCAATGGGCTTTACAACGTATCAAAGGGGAAACCCATAACACGGTGGAGCTTATCTGATGCGGATTTATACCCAGCAAGGGGATACCGTAGATGATATTTGTTGGCGTTACTTTGGTCAGTCATCCGGCATGATTGAGCAAGTATTAGAAGCTAATCCGGGGCTGGTTGAATTAGGGGCAATATTACCCACCGGCACCGCGATTGAATTACCTGATACACCACAACAACACAGCACAACACCGATTTTACAACTTTGGGATTAACCCCTTTAAGGGGAAAGGTATGAAGAAGATGCCCTATAAAGATCCAAGTAATATTAATTGGCTGACTGCGTTATTAGTTAGCTTAATGGCGCTCTTTGGCAGTATCGCCAGTTATGCCAACAAGGTATTAAAAGGGGAACCGTTCCGCTTTGGGATTTTAATTGCACAAATTATTGTTTCCATGTTTGCGGGAATGTTTGTCCTGTTGGGCGCCAGTTATTTTCAATGGCAAATGGAGATAGCCGGTAGTTTTGCTGGTATGGCGGGCTGGTCTGGTGCTGCATTGGTCAGTGCATTAGAAAAACAATTCTTAAGGAAGGCATCGGGTGAGTAAATTTACATTCAGTCAGCGCAGTAAAAATAATCTTATTGGCGTTAACCCACTGCTAGTGAAAATTGCTTATCGTACATTAGCCATTTCTACGACAGACTTTGCGGTGATAGAAGGTGTTCGCACACTGGAAAAGCAAAAAGAAAACGTTAAAAAGGGCGTTTCAAAAACATTAAACAGCCGTCATTTAACTGGCGATGCCATTGATATTCTACCCTCTGCCATTAAACCGGGGATGGAATGGCAACCGCATTTTTTTGAACCCGTATTAATGGCATTTAAACAAGCCGCAGATGAAGAAGGGGTAACATTACGTTTTGGTAAAAACTGGAAAAGTGATCCCAGTTTACCCGTTGAAACCCGCTTTCCTGATTATCCTCATATCGAGATACTGAAATGAAATTAATCGGTTTAAGGTTTGCTGCGATCACAGGTGTCGCGGTGACTATCTTGTGTTTCTTCTTACTCTTGAAGATGAATACATTAGAGGCAGAAAATCATAAGCTCAAGGGTGACAATCTTGCCCTTAAGCAAAATGTTATCAGTCATCAAGACGCCATTGAACGCTATCAGGAAGAACTTACTCGCTTATCAGAACTGGATAAACAACACACAAAGGCGCTAACCGATGCAAAAAATGATATTAGCCGGCTTAATGATGAGTTGCGCAATAATACTAAACGGGTGTACATCAAAGCCGATTGCCCCAACCCCGATAATCACACCACCGCCACCACCGGCATGGGTGATGCAACCCCCGCACGACTTACGCCAACAGCTCAACAAGATTATTTACATCTCCTCGAAATGATGGCAGAAAATAAGGCGCAAACGGAATATTTGATTGATTATACAAATCGATTATTGCAATACATCAATGAGTTAAACCATGAAAAAGCCTGCAAACCTACGTGATACCTTAATTAAAAAGGTCGCTTATTTAGGCGAAAATCCCGATAGGCTATACACCTTTATTGACGGTGGGGCGATTGTGGCAACGGGTGCAAGCAGTCAATCTTATGAGTATCAATACAATCTCAATATTATTATTGATGATTATCCCGGTGACCAAGACGTGTTAATGGCGGTGATCATTGGTTGGATTGAACAGCATCAACCTGATATTTTCCTCAATCCCGATAAACGACAAAGTCATTTTACCTTTGATGCCTTTATTGATAGCAACCAGACCGCCAGTATCAGTATTGATTTAAAGCTGACTGAGCGTGTCCTCGTTAATGTGCAAGCGGGTAAATTGGTTGTCGGTGCAGTTGAAGAGCCGACTGATCCGTTTGAGAGTTGGGAGAGTGTGGCTCATGAACGCCGATGATTTCAGCCCGTTAACTCAAGCATTAGCCGCTATGTTGGCAAAAGCGTCACCCAATGAACGTAAAAAATTAGCCCGTGAAATTGCCCGTGATTTACGCAAAAGCAATTTACAACGTATTCGCTCGCAAAAAAATCCCGATGGAACGGCATTCACCAAGCGTAAAGCCTCAACGGTTACCGTATTGCGAGGAATGAAATTTGTCTGGAAAGGACAACCCCGCAGTTTAAAAAATTGGCGATTGCGTAAAACAAAAAAAGGTGAGGTGATCACCGGTTACGATTTGGAAAAGAAAGCCGAACGTAGTTTTTATAAGCGCGATATTCTGCGTTTTATTGAAGTAAAAAAAGATAAAATCAGCACCGCAAAGCCCAATAAACAGACTCGCATGTTTAAGCGTTTAGCCACTGCCCGTTATTTGCGTATGTCGGCCAATGATAAAGGCGTCACCCTCTCTTTTGCCCCTCAAGTTGCGGGCATTGCTGCCGTGCATCATTACGGTTTAAAAGAGCGTGTGCGAGGTAAATCATTAGAAATTCAATACCCTGAAAGAAAGCTATTAGGCTTTTCACCGGCGGATATTAAACATATCGAAAATCAATTACTGGAATTCCTTTCCCGTTAATTGTCCTGTCTTTGAAACAATCCCAATCTCGTGAATTTTTTTATTTCCCGTTGCACATTGCGGGTATGAATATCGCAGAGCTTATCCGAAAAATACAAAACTTGATCCGCACAGGCGTTGTGATTGATGTCAGTGCGGAAAAAGGCTGTCGAGTTAAAACGGGCGACAATGAAACCGACTGGCGTCCGTGGCTTACTGCACGTGCCGGTAACTCGCGTTCATGGTGGGCGCCCAGTATTGGCGAACAAGTGTTATTGCTATCAATCGGTGGCGATTTAACCACCTCGTTTGTGTTACCGGCAATATTTAGTGACGATTTTTCAGAGCCGTCAAGCTCATTAACCGCCCATCGTCATGAGTATAAAGACGGTGCAGTAATTGAATATGAGCCGGCAACCGGGGCGCTAACAGTAGCAGGAATTAAAACCGCCGTAGTTGAAGCCAGCGAGTCGGTCAAAGTCACGTCACCTGACATTACGTGTGTCGCGACAAACAAAATCACCTTAGATACCCCTACCGTTATTTGTACCAACAACTTAACTACGGGATCACTGACGGTGCAAAAAGGCGGCACCATGACCGGTGATATTACTCATGTTGGTGGGAGAATGTCCTCTAATGGCGTGGTGGTTTCAACCCATACCCACGGTGGCGTGCGTACTGGTGATGGTAATACGGGGCAACCGCAATGAACTATCTCGGTATGAATGCACAAACCGGTGAACGTATTACCGATATTGAGCACGTTCGCCAATCGGTGAAAGATATTTTTAACACACCCATTGGTAGCCGATTGATGCGCCGTGAATATGGCAGTTTGCTTGCCGATTTAATTGATGGCCCAGTTAACGCCAAGATGCGATTGCAATTAATGTCAGCGTGTTACACCGCAGTTTATCGTTGGGAGCCACGTATTGTGATGACGGCCATTGATATTCATAGCCAACACGAGCAGGTGATTGTCGATATCACCGGCTATTACGCCCATAACCAACAACCGATTAATTTCTCTCTACCGGTGACATAACATGCCAACGATTAATTTAAGCCAATTAACACCTCCCGATGTGATTGAGTCGTTAGATGCAGAACAATTATTACGCGAACGCAAAACGGCATTGATTGCCGCAATGCCCGTCCATTTGCGTGATGCGGTTGCTAATACGTTATCGTTAGAGTCGGAACCGCTGACCAAGTTGTTAGAAGAAAACGTCTATCGTGAGTTGTTATTGCGCCAGCGTATCAATGAGTCTGCCCGCGCGGTGATGGTGGCGTATGCAAAAGGGGCGGATTTAGATCAGTTAGCGGCGAATTATAATTTATCGCGTTTAGTGTTACGCCCTGCCAATAACAACACTATTCCGCCCACACCGGCGATTTTAGAGTCTGACGATGATTTGCGTTTACGCATTCCCGCCGCGTTTGAGGGGCTAAGTGTTGCGGGGCCGGTGGGCAGTTATGAATTTCATGCCCGTAGTGCCGATGGTCGGGTATCCGATGTGTCCGCGATCAGCCCAACGCCGGCAAATGTCACTATCTCGGTGTTATCTCGTGAGGGTAACGGCACCGCATCGGAAGAATTACTGCGCATTGTTGAGCACGCGTTAAACGATGAAGATGTGCGACCAGTTGCTGATCGCATCAAAGTGCAATCTGCCAAAATTATTCCCTATCAAATTGATGCCACGTTATTTTTATTTCCGGGGCCTGAGTCGGAGCCGATACGCAAAGAAGCAAATCAACGTTTGACGCAATACATCACAGAGCAACACCGCTTAGGGCGTGATATTCGCCTGTCAGCGATTTATGCCGCGTTGCATGTGGAAGGCGTGCAACGTGTGGAATTAAAACAACCCACTAAAGATGTGGTACTGGATAAAACGCAAGCCTCCTATTGTACCCAAAGCACCTTAATCATTGGTGGTTCGGATGAATAGCTTGTTACCGTCAGGCAGTAGCCCATTAGAAAAGGCTGCAGCCATTGCCTGTCAATCCTTGCAAACCTTGCCCGTGCCTTTACGCCAATTATGGAACGCCAGCACATGCCCCGTTGAGTTATTGCCATATCTCGCATGGGCCTGGTCGGTTGATAGATGGGATGAAAACTGGTCAGGATCCGTTAAGCGCCAAGTAGTACGGGATTCGATGTTTATTCACCGACACAAGGGCACTATTGGCGCACTTAAGCGTGTGGTTGAGCCGTTAGGTTACATCATCAAAGTCACTGAATGGTGGCAAACTGACGATCCGCCGGGCACATTTCGCCTTGATGTAGGCGTGCAGGAAAACGGTATTAGCCAAGAGATTTATGACGAATTAGAGCGTTTGATTGCCGATGCACGCCCTGTTAGTCGGCATCTCTTGGGGTTATCTATCAACCTTGATTCGCAAGGTGAATTTTACCTTTCTGCCGCCACCTTTAGCGGTGATGAGTTAACGGTTTACCCCTATTTTGCAGAAGAAATTACCGTGTCTGGTGCGCCATTAACGGCGATCGGAGTACACATTATTGATAAAGTTGAGGTCGCACATGAGCGCTAAATTTTTTGCCTTATTAACGGTGATTGGTGCCAATAAATTGGCAAAAGCCACCGCATTAGGCACTACCTTAAAAATTACCCAAATGGCTGTGGGTGACGGTGGCGGAACGTTACCCACACCCGATACACAACAAACTAAACTCGTCGGCGAAAAACGTCGCGCGGGATTAAATACCTTATTTGTTGATCCCAAAAACGACAGCCAGATTATCGCTGAACAGGTTATACCTGAAAATGAAGGCGGTTACTGGATACGTGAGATTGGTTTATTTGATGATGAAGGCAGTTTAGTTGCCGTGGGTAATTGCCCTGAAACCTATAAGCCACAATTACAAGAGGGAAGCGGACGCACACAGACTATCCGCATGATTTTAACCGTTAGTCATACCGAATCCGTTGAGTTAAAGGTTGACCCCTCGGTGATATTGGCGACCCGTGAATTTGTTAATGATGCTATTGAAAGTGCCTCAAAACAGACACTGGAGGAAGTGGCTAAGCTTTATGCTACCAAAGCCGAATTAAGCACGGGATTAAGTAAGGTACAAAAATCAGCGGATGCCGCTAACACAAACGCCAATAGCCGCGTACCTAGTACCCGTAAAGTTAATAATAAACCACTGAGTACCGATATTACCTTAACGGCGAGTGATGTAGGCGCAGCAACGCCGGCACAAGTTAACGAAGCCAAGACCGCCGCATCTAATGCACAGGCCACAGCAAACAGTGGTGTGAACAAAGCGGATGCCGCACAGAAAACCGCTAATGATGCAGTAAGCAAAGCTAACGCCGCGCAAACTGCCGCAAATAATGCCAATACTAATGCTAATGGTCGTGTACCTAGCACCCGTAAAATTAACAACAAACCATTAAGCGCTGATATTAGTTTAACTGCCGGTGATGTAGGTGCTGCAACACCGGCGCAAGTGAATGAAGCCAAGACCGCCGCATCTAATGCACAAGCCACAGCAAACAGTGGTGTGAGCAAAGCGGATGCCGCACAGAAAACCGCAAATGAAGCTGTAAGTAAAGCTAACGCCGCGCAAACTGCCGCAAATAATGCCAACACTAATGCTAATGGGCGAGTGCCTAACACGCGTAAAGTGAATGGCAAACCATTAAGTGCTGATATTAGTTTAACGGCGGGTGATGTGGGTGCTGCAACACCGGCACAAGTGAATGAGGCCAAGACTGCCGCAAACAATGCTAACAATAATGCCAATGGGCGGGTGCCTAACACGCGTAAAGTAAATGGTAAACCACTAAGTGCTGATATTCGTTTAACGGCGGGTGATGTTGGGGCGGGGACTAAAAGTACCGCAAGTAAAGCTCAAATCGGTTGGTGGAAATGTAATGACACAGGAATAATTTATCAGTGGGGGTTAGTTAAAGGGTCCGTCAGTGAATCAGATGTAAGGTCGTTTCCAATCGCATTTCCTAATAGATGTTTTAACATTCTTGTTTCATATGTAAATCGTGATTATGGAGCGGGGGCGGGAGCAGAAATTAAATCAAATACTAATTTTTTGATATTCAATCGGACAACTCAAGCAGGATGGTCTGATATGGTATGTTGTTACTTTGCAATGGGGTATTAATATGTATTTTTTTAGTGAAAAAACTAACTCATTTTATCCTGAAGCAATGAAAAATGATTATCTTGAAGCTGGAACATTACCAGATGATATTATTTTAGTTGATGATGATGTCTTTCAAGAATACACACAAGAACCACCAGAAGATAAAATGAGGGGAGCCAAAGATGGACTTCCTGTATGGATTGATATTCCACCATTGGCGCAGTCTGAGTTATCAAGTATTGCAGAACAACATAAAATAGAGTTAATCAATCAAGCAACAAATATTATTGCTCCAATGACTGACGCCTTAAATGGCGGATATATTGATGATAAAGATATTGAACAACTGGATAAATGGCAGCGTTATCGATATGCGTTAACAAAAGTTGACATATCATTAGCACCCGATATTGAATGGCCACAAAAACCAGAATAACCGTTGTATCACTCTTCAAACAATCCCGCTTTCGTGCAATTTAATCGCTAATTTTTCATGCTACACGGACACAGTTATAGGAGTCCGTGAGCATGGCACAAGATTATCATCACGGTGTGCGCGTTATTGAAATTAACGAAGGCACCCGCCCCATTCGCACTATCAGCACCGCTATTGTTGGCGTGGTTTGCACCGCTGATGATGCGGACGAAAAAACCTTTCCTTTAAACAAACCTATTTTATTGACCGATGTATCACAGGCGATCGGTAAAGCAGGGAAAACCGGCACCTTAGCCAGCACCTTAAAAGCGATTTCTGATCAGGCTAAACCCATCACTATTGTAGTACGTGTTGCACAAGGTGAAGAAGAGGCAGAAACCACCACTAATATTATTGGTGGCACTACCGAAGAAGGGCTAAAAGCAGGGCTACAAGCACTGCTAGCATCACAAGTCCAACACGGTATTAAGCCTCGTATTATTGGTGTGCCCGGTCACGATACGTTAGCCGTTGCCAATGAGATTGCGGTGATTTGTCAAAAGCTCCGCGCCTTTGGTTATGTGTCTGCTTACGACTGTAAAAATATCAGCGAAGCAATCAAGTACCGTGACAACTTTGGTCAGCGTGAATTGATGGTGATTTTTCCTGATTTTACCTCATGGGATAGCACCACCAACAGCGAATCAACCGCTTACGCCACGGCGCGTGCGTTAGGTCTGCGTGCCAAGTTAGACAATGATATCGGTTGGCATAAAACCCTATCAAATATCACCGTTAACGGTGTCACGGGCATTTCTAAAGATATCTATTGGGATTTACAAGATCCCGCGACTGATGCCGGTTTACTGAATGAAAAAGGGGTGACGACACTTATCCGCCGTGATGGTTTTCGTTTTTGGGGTTCGCGTACCTGTTCGGATGATCCACTATTTGCCTTTGAATCTTATACCCGAACTGCGCAAGTCCTCGCTGACACCATGGCGGAAGGGCAGATGTGGGCAATTGATAAACCGTTAACGCCATCTTTAGCGCGGGATATCGTTGAAACCATCAATGCAAAATTACGTTCACTGGTCAGTCAGGGTTATTTGTTAGGTGGTGAATGTTGGTATGACCCAACATCAAATAGCAAAGAAGCACTGAAAGACGGCAAGCTCACACTGGATTATGACTATACACCCGTGCCACCAATGGAAAATCTGATGTTACGTCAGCGTATTACCGATAAATACCTGATGGATTTCGGCAACAAAATCAAGGGGTAAATCATGGCGTTACCACGCAAGTTAAAGAATTTTAATTTATTTATGAATGGCACCAATTATGTGGGTGTTGCCGAAGAACTCACATTACCCAAAATCACCCGCAAGTTAGAAGCCTATCGCGGGGGCGGTATGAATGGTTCGGTGCAAATTGATATGGGTCTTGATGACGGTGCGCTTGATAGTGAGTTTACTCTCGGTGGTGCTGATATTGACGTTTACCGACAATGGGGTGCGTCCACTATTGATGCGGTTCAATTGCGTTTTTGTGGTGCTTATCAGCGTGATGATACGGGGGAAGTACTCGCGGTTGAAGTGGTTCTGCGTGGCCGTTATAGCGAAATCGATCCGGGTAACTGGAAATCGGGCGATAACACACAAACCAAAGTCACCGTAAAACCCACGTACTACAAGTTAGTGATGGACGGTCAAGAAATCATTGAGATTGATATCGTCAATATGGTGGAAAAAGTGGACGGTAAAGACCTGTTACAAGCACAGCGTGACGCGCTGGGACTTTAATTAAATTCGGAAAGAGAACATGAAAGAGCCAATCAAAGAACAAAACCAAGAGCCAATTGAATGGGTTGTTGTTAACGGTGACCAAGCCACGGTGACATTAGAACAACCACTTATGCGCGGTGAAACCAAAATCGAAAAAGTGACTGTGCTTAAACCCAATTCAGGGGCATTACGCGGTGTGCGTTTACAGCCGTTAATGGATATGGATGTTGATAGCATGATGCAAGTCTTACCGCGTATTACTATGCCAACGTTAACCAAAAACGATGTGCTGTCTTTAGCCGCGGGCGACTTGGTAAACCTAAGTGTACAGGTGGTCAATTTTTTATTACCGAAGTCGGTTATGCCCGATTCCCTAGCGAATTAACCACCGATGAACTGGCGGCAGATATTGCCGTCATTTTTCATTGGTCACCGGCAGACACCGGCAAAATGAGCCTTTCAGAATTATTGTCATGGCGCTATCAAGCGGCGAAACGGTGCGGACAACAGGATGAGTAATAACTTAAAATTACAAGTTGTACTGAGTGCGGTTGATAAATTAACCGCACCATTTCGCAGTGCGCAAGAAAGTAATAAACGATTGGCGTCCGCTGTGCGTCAATCGCGTGACTCGCTAAAAAACCTCAATCAGCAAGCCTCACAAATTGACGGCTTTCGCAAGATTAAGCAGCAGTTAACCTCTACACAGCAGGCGTACCAATCCGCCACACAACGTGTAGCCACACTCGCCAAAGAAATTGCCAACAGTGAAAATCCGACAAAAAAACAGTTAGAGGCGTTTAAAAAAGCGCAACGGGAAGCGGGGCAACTCAAAACCAAATATGAGCAATTACAGCAGTCGGCACAGCGACAGCGCTCAGCGTTACAAGCTAATGGCATTTCTACTAATCAACTCGGACAAGCACAACGGCGACTGAATGGAGATATTGAACGCACCACGCAACAGCTCCGCCGACAGGAAAACCAATTAAGACGCAGTGCTGAACAAGAACGGCGCATGGCGGTGGCTAAATCGCAGTATCAAAAGACGCTCGATGTACGAAATAAAATGGCGGGTGCCGGTGCCACCATGACGGCAACCGGTGCCGGTATGTTGTATTCCGCGAAACAAACCTTAATGCCGGGGTATGAGTTTAATGTGGGTATGTCAAAGGTGCAGGCATTAACGCGCTTAGATAAAAACTCTGATGAATTTAAGATGTTGCGTGAACAAGCGCGAGAGCTAGGCGCAACCACGGCATTTACCGCCAACCAAGTGGCGCAAGGTCAGGCATTCTACGCAATGGCGGGTTTTAAGCCTGAGCAAATTAAAAATGCTATGCCGGGCACACTGGCAATGTCATTGGCAGGTGATATTGATTTAGGTACCACGGCAGATATCGGTTCCAATATTTTAACTGGCTTTAAACTCGACTCTGACCAAATGGGGCGAGTGAGTGATGTGTTAGTCGGCGCTTTTACCCGTTCAAATACCAGTTTAACCATGCTTGGCGACACCATGAAATATGTTGCACCGGTGGCGTCAGGGTTAGGGGTTGATTTAGAAACCGCGGCAGCCGCAACGGGTAAATTGGGTGATGCGGGTATTCAAGGTTCAATGGCGGGTACTTCATTACGCGCTATCTTAGGGCGTCTTGCTGAACCACCGAAAATGGCCGCCAAAGCATTAGAAGAACTTGGTATTAAAACCCGTGATGCCAAAGGCAACTTACGCGACTTTCCTGAGTTATTAGCTGAGTTGGATAAGAAAACCGCTAAGATGGGTAATGCGCAACGGGCGGGGTTCTTTAAACATATTGCCGGTGAAGAAGCTTTTTCAGCGTTATCGGTACTGGCCGAACAAGCGGGTAAAGGGGAGTTGCAAACCCTTGTTGCTGACTTAAAACAAGCTAAAGGTGAAGCGCAAAAAGTCGCGGGCACCATGACGGATAACTTAAGCGGGGATATGAAAAACCTGCAATCTGCATGGGAAGATTTAGGTATTCAAATTTTTGACGGCATTGATAGCCCATTACGCCAGATATCACAAAGTATTACCCGTGTGATTTCTAAAGTCGGTGTGTGGATGAAAGAAAACCCTGAATTAGCTAAGACGCTGACGATGATCGGTTTAGCGATAGCGGGCATTATTACCACACTGGGTATTCTCTCGTTATCCATTGCGGCAATGTTAGGGCCATTAGCCGCCGCGAAATTAAGCTTGTCAATTTTAGGCATTAAAGGCGGTAGTGCACTAACACTGTTATTAAAACCGATAAAATTATTAGGCAGTGCATTTTTAGGATTGGGTAAAGCCATGTTAGCTAATCCTATTTTGTTAGCTATTGCCGCTATTGCCGGCGCATTTTATCTGATTTATAAAAATTGGGATAAGATTGAGCCGTATGTCACCAAGGTGTGGGAGTCTGTTAAACAGCGCACCGCTATCGCATGGCAGGCATTAAAAGGCACCATTTTAATGGCATGGGAAGCCATTAAATACATCTTCTTTAACTGGACGATACCGGGCTTAATTGCAAAACATTGGGATAGTATTGTCGGCTATACCAAAACCGCATGGGCGTCTGTTAAATCTGTAATTTCAGGTATCTGGGAAGGCATTAAAACCTTTTTTATGACACAAACTTTACCAGGGATTATTTATAGCAATTGGGATCAAATCGTTAAGTACACCCAAGAAAAATGGGAATTCCTTAAAACAACGATTTCCACTAAATGGGATGAAATTGTCGAAGATACCAAAGCGTTACCGGCTAAATTTTTGCAGTTTGGTAGCGACTTGATTGATTCCATTATTCAGGGAATAAAAAACAAATGGACGGACTTTAAAAATAGCATTGGGGAATTGGCAACCGCCGCTAAAGAAGCACTCACCCCTGAGTTTATGAAAAGTAATGATCCGAAAGTGCAGTCTGCATTAGATTCTTACAATAGCAACTTTGCTGGTATGTATGATTCGGGCGGTTATATCCCGAGTGGCAAGTTTGGTATAGCTGGCGAAAATGGTCCTGAAATTGTCGAAGGCCCTGCGAATATCACCAGTCGTAAACACACCGCCATGTTAGCGACAGCCGCATTATCGCTAGGCAGTGCCTTTTCATTACAGGCACAAAATGCCCCGTTGCACCCGCACAGTTTGCCGGTTGAAAACTATCGCACGGCACCGGCTAACGTGAACATTCAACAACAGCGTTATCAAGGCGCGCCGGCACATTATGAAATTAATATTCACCCTCAACCGAATCAATCCGCGCAAGATATCGCACAGCTTGTGATCGCGGAAATTGGACGCCGTGAGCGCGACAAGCAAGCACGATTAAATAGCCGTTATCAAGACAGTGAGGTGTGGTAATGATGGCAGCACTTGGGGTATTTGTGTTTGAGTTACGCACCGTACCTTATCAATCCCTACAAAAACAACAAACATGGCGACATGGTTTTACTCAACGTGTCGCACGCCGACCAGCACAACAATTTATTGGCCCTGATACCGATGTGATCACTTTATCGGGTGCGCTTTATCCCTCATTAACTGGCGGTAAAGTGTCATTGTTAGCGTTGGAGTTAATGGCGGATAGCGGTAAAGCGTGGTCGTTTATTGATGGTACGGGCACCATTCACGGCATGTTTGTGATCACCGATTTACAACGCACCCACACCGAATTTTTCCAAGACGGAGCCGCCAGAAAAATTGATTTCTCACTGACATTAAAACGGGTGGATGATTCTATCAGTCAGATGTTGGGGGATTTAAGCGACCAATTAGGCATGATGGCGAACGGTGCCGGTGAAGCGATGAAAGGGGTTTTATCATAATGTTGCCAGAAATGATCACCGGTAAAAGTAGCACGCCGGCTTTTGTATTAATTGCCGGTGATGAAGATATTAGCGCCAAAATTCAAGGGCGATTAATTTCGCTTTCATTAACGGACAATCGGGGCTTTGAAGCTGACCGGCTTGATATTGAGTTAGATGATTCTGACGGCGCATTAATGATGCCAAAACGGGGTGAAGTGTTGACCTTGCATCTTGGTTGGCAGGGTGAAAACCTTATTCATAAAGGCTCGTTTACGGTCGATGAGATAGAGCATTCAGGTGTACCCGATAAAATGACATTACGTGCTCGTAGTGCCGACTTTAGGGCAACGCTGAATGTTCGCCGTGAAATGTCATACCATCAAAAAACATTAGGCGATATCGTCAGAACGATTGCGGGGCGTAATAATGTCACGGCGGTGGTTGATCCTGGTCTTGATACGGTAAAGATTGAACATATCGACCAGACCAATGAGTCAGACGGCAGTTTTTTAACGCGCTTAGGGCAATTAAACGGTGCCACCGCTTGTGTTAAAAACGGCAATTTGCTGTTTATGGTGCAAGGGGGTAATACCACCGCCAGTGGTCAAGCATTACCGTTAGTGCAAATCACTCGTAGTGTGGGTGATGGGCACCGTTTTTCATTGGTGGATAGAGGGGCTTATACTGGTGTGACCGCCAATTATTTAAATACCCGTAAACCGCAAGAGAAAACACAATCACAAATTCGCCGTAGAAAACCAACCACTGATAAACCGAAAAAAGAAGAAGAAAAACAAGGGGAGTACCTTGTCGGTGAAGAAGGTAACGTGATGGTGTTGTCTCATACTTATGCGAGTAAAACCAATGCTGAACGTGCCGCGAAAGCTGCGTGGGAAAAAATACAGCGAGGCGTTGCTTCATTTAGTATTACGCTGGCGAAAGGGCGTGCGGATCTCTTTCCTGAATTGCCAGTACAAGTTAGCGGTTTTAAACCTGAAATTGATGAAGCCTATTGGACGTTGGTCACGGTGAGTCACTCATTGAACAATAGCGGGTTTACCACCTCGTTAGAATTAGAAGTTAAAAGCAGTGAGATAGATATGGATAAGGAATAGTGCCTGTGTATAATTACAGGTAATTTCCACATCATAAAGAGGTAACCCGTTTATGATGATTTGTCCTGTTTGTGGTCATGCCGCGCATACTCGTAGTAGTCAGCAAATATCTTCCGATACCAAAGAACGTTATAACCAGTGCCAGAATATCAATTGTGGCGCGACGTTCGTCAGCCATGAAACCGTAACGCGGTTTATTTCAAAACCTCAATTGATTGAACGAGTAGAGCCACATCTTGATAAGTATTGTCAGCAGGCATTAGCGATTTGATGAAAATGCCCGGAGTGTTCCGGGCGTTGTTTATATCTGAAGTGTTTTATTTTTTCTTTGTCTCACTTTCATCAGTACAAACTCGTTTTGATTTACTTGTGCTTCCATCATTACAAATAAATTTACCATTCTCACAGTGAGATACACCGCCTTTTTTACCAGAACAAGGGTAGTTTTGAGCTAATACAGTATTTATTGAAAGTAGGTTAAGGACTGCAATCATTAGTACAGAAATGACAATTTTACTCATTGTAGATACACTCCTTCATAATTACAGAAATCGAAGTAATTGAACCGCTATTTAGTTTAGTTGTTTAAATTGAAAAAAGTTATAAGGATTTTTAATGAAAAAAAATATTTTAGGGATGTTATTTGCATTGCTACCAATGGGCGTTGCAAATGCAGCATATCTTTCTAATGATTATCCTGTTTGTATTTCAGAAGATTCATTTAACAGGTTATCAGCCGCGGCTAAACATAAAGACTTGGATGCGATAGAAAAAATGTTAGCTTCAGAATGTACTTACGTGAAAGACGGAACGGAAATTGAGAAAGTGGTATCTCAAGGGTGGACGTCAGGTATTGCTCATGTAAAAGTTTATGTTTCTGGAAATTTTATTGATCTATGGACAAATTCAGAAAATCTTAAATCGGGTACAAAAGAGTAAGCCTTCCATTTTTAGAAGGCTTATCTTTTTTTCAATGTGGTCGTTTTTTCGTAGATGTGGACAGTCGGTGGACAGCGTACTATTAGAATTCAATAAAAACAAAGAGTTAAATTCTATTTTCGGACACCATCCCTGTCTTTTGCAGCCCCTCTGGAGAGGGGCTTTTTTTTGCCCTTTTGTTTATCATTCCTTTTAAAAAAAAGAGTTAAATTTCATTTTTAAGGGTAATGAAAGTCTAGAAAAGTCTTTAAAGGTGGACGTTTTTGGCTGTCCGTGGACACTTTGTGGACATTTTAAAGACTTATAAATGCTAGATTTCCTCTTTACTTTTTAGTGGGTTAAATTAGTGGCTTCTTTCCCGTTTCTTGTGACTATACTTCGGTAAAGTAATACCACCTACTTTTTATTTCTGTCTAACCTCTATGAAAAAAGAAAGGATAAAAATGTAATAACGTTTTTTTGTCAGTTTTGTTCTTTATTTTTAGGTACAAATTCTAAATTTTTATTTACGATAAAAACATTGCTGATGATTTAACAATAACTCAACGTGAACAGCTGAGAGCAATGTTAGAAATGATTAAAAAAGGGGGGATCATGACTAAACGTGATATTTTTTCTGAGCTTCAAGAAGGAATGAATGCGTGGAGTGAATTTAATGAAGGGAAAAAACACTAA